CACAAGTAAGACGCTAGACCAGCTTCTGACGGAGCTCTGATGAGCTAACTCGTCTATTCTCCCGGCTAGCGGTGTTGATCAACTCCGCAAGCTCGAGCATGGTCAAGGTGGAGGCCACATAGGTGCTTCTCTCACCAGAGGCGACGGTGTGCTCCCAGACATTGTCTTTGATCTCCAAACAAGGAAATCTCGGTATAGGGCGGAATTGTTGATAAGAATCAAAAACTGCCTCAATTGTCAGCTGCTCTAAAACACTAATGCCGAAAACTTCCTGCATCAGTATTCTGGATTGCTGTGAAACCTCAATGAATTGAGGCTCATCTGGGATATATTCTCGCGTTTTCCATTCAACTAGGAATCGCGGTCGCACGCCTCTCGTTATTCTCAATATCCACTGGCATAGGCTCTGGGCTATGGGGCAGCCTCTGTATTGATGCAGGTAACTTAGAGCCTTACCCCGCAACAATGCATGAACCTTCTTGTCCTTAGCGCCAATGTACTTTGAATCTAACCAGGACATCTTCAAAAGAACCTTAACTGGATCAGTTATGATTCTCCCATCATCCGTGAATATCATGCCACAAAACGACATGGTATTGTATGAGCGGGAGTATTCGAGCTTGGCGATGAGCCCAAGTCTAGCATAATCTTCCGCCTTCAGGACGATCTTGATGTTCGCTCCTATAAGGGTGTCATCACCCTCAACAACCAACTCATAGTTGGTTATTCCAGCCTCCTTCAACAAAAAAGTCGTGGAGCTCCAATTCACAACGGCATTCGCAAGTGCTGTGTTAGTTTCACCTGAATATCTCGTCGCAAATTTCTTCCTCATGGTCATTCCACAGAATCTGATCAAATCGTCTCCGTAGAATTGTCTAAACAGCCAATCTGCCATGTCTTTACCGAGTATCCTCAAGTACAATCGGTATTCTGTCGCTTTACTAAGCGATTTCTTGCAGCTGGCTTCAAAGGAGGTATAGTCAGAAGCCATAAACCAAGAGTACTTACTGAACTTCTCCTCCATAAATCTGGGTCGATCATGCCACTTCACGTGCTTGATGAAGACCGGATCGTCATAAACCTGACTCTCCACTGTCTTGATGATAGGACCCAGCAAACACTTGGAGGGGTCATCCCTCCCCAAGATGCCGCGCATCATCTTGTAACTCGGATAATGCTCCTTCTTGATGAAGGCCAACACTCTGAGGAGTTCATCCCGTCGTTTCCTGACCCTGGGATGTTTCCCGTCAGTGAACAAGTCGGGAAACCTCGTCATAAAGAGGTTGGTCAACTTCAACTTTTGCTTTCCCGTGTAGCTAGTCAACTCGAGCCAACCGGAAAAGTCAAGGTATTCAGTCCTCCGCACAGGTCTGAATTTTTGGAAGAGTCTATCTGAATGGTCTGTCAAACTCTTCAACGAGGCCTCATCTGGCTGTGGGGTTTCCCCACAAACGCGACCTACCAAACCGTAGAGGCCTTCCGCCGGTTTGGAGGTATCTGGGAATGGCATCACAATCCCATCCACATGTACCCCGGCCGAAAATACCATAGGTAAGTCCCGGCGATAGTGGCAAGATCGCACATTTCTGAGACGCTTCGGGACAGTGATGGTAATGCCAGTGACAATGTTGCGAGGCTGCTCAACCAACTTAGTGTAACCATACTGCCATAGGCGAGCATCAACATGAGGACCAGAAGTCGGAACCAGCCCTGGTTCCGAGGCCTGATTTCCGGGATTGCCGAAGGCCTCACCAACAATCCCTTGCCATTTGGGTCAGCGCTTCTCCGTTGGAAGTCGGCATAGGCCCGGGCCGCGAGGGGCGTGTTGTCAAGCAGCCTGACGTCTGCCGCATCTGCAGCAACACACTCCGTGTTGGAGATATAGAAACGACTATACTCCGACCTCAACATTGAGAGGTCTTGATTTGCCATCACAGGCTTCCAGAACTGGTACAGAATCTCTGGTGAATACGTGAATGGCCCAACATCCGGATGGACTGAGTAAATGGTCTCAAAACTGACCTCCCTAGTCATGTTTGGAGTTGATGACAACTGGCTCCTCAATGGGAGCTTGGTGTACAAGTCAATCGGATCAGCACCTGAAATCCCTTTCCTCTCAACACCGACAATCTCGGGAATCCTGGTGGGTGGTTGATAATCTCCTCCCATGACGAAGGCGAGAAAATTGCTGCTGACCCGGCTCCACCACGCACGGTGTCGCAGACGCAGTCGTTCAAAATCGGATTTTGTCACATATTCGTCGACCCCCCCCCCAAAGAACTGAGGCACAATCTCCTTTGGCATACCCGCACTTATCAAATCCTCTGCTAGTTGCTCGGGTGGAACATTGGACTCAAAGAACCCCCCGCGCACATGAAGAGCGGGGAGTGGGGGCCTAGCTACGGGATTTATGTCCCCAACGAGCACCCCGGCCCTCGGGTGATATGGAGTGTCCCTCGCCGTTGCAAGCTGGAAGGTCAATCGACGCCTCTCCAACTCTACTTTGATATCGTCGGGTCTCACGTGATGTTCGAGCTGGACCTCATCATTGTCTGACGATACCAGATCTAAGTCCTCGTCGTCGGAATTGACGGATGCCGTATGATCGCCCTCATCACCAGAGGGGATGGCGTTATCGGTTCGGGTTTCCTCAGGGGCAGGTTCTCCCCCCCGGCCCTCCTCAGTTTCAACAATGGACTCATCTTCCCCTAAGCCAACCCCCATGGCTTCCTCCGGGGCCACCTCTGGAAAGTAGGGGGCATGGAGACGTCGCACTTTACACTTGATGTCATGAATGGGTCGTGGCCGCCTCTGGATCAGAATCTCCTTGGATCTGAAGAAATCATCCGCGCCTGCACAAAAACACTTGCGGTTCAACCTGAGGAGGCGGAGGGTGCTCGTGCTCTCACCAATTACCTTTGGGCACAATTTGTGGTGCCTCTGCGCCGCTTTCCTGCCAGGCTTGGGGTCACACCTTGGGCACTCAAAGTCGACGACATTAACAACTGCAGGCCCATCACCGGGAGTCCGCCAGGGTTTGGTGGTTAACCGAAGACGCTCAATCACCGAGCCAGCATCCAACGGCGGGAGCTGGCCCCCCGACTTCACCCGAAATTTGTCAGGTTTCGGGGGAGGTACTGGCGGGCTCCGGCCTCGCGCTGGCGGTGTGGGTGGCGCACGCCGGGGGGGCAATGAGCGGATGTCCCGACCCGGCATAGTCCTCTGGAGAGCGCAAACAGCAGTCCTATCGCGTTTGCACTTGCACGTCTGACCAAAGAAAGAATTCGGGCAAGGCTGCGTCCAGAACTCCTTGATCTTGGGATACATTTTGAAGTAATCAGATTGGGTCAAGCCGGCCTGCTCTCTCTTCGGGCGTGTCAATTTGACTTTCTCACGCGGCTTAGATCGCTGGAGATTGCACAAGTGGCCGCGTAAGTTCCTGTGGGTGCAATCTTGACCTAAGAATGCATTGACACACGGCCTAGGAAGCTTCGGGTAGAAGTCCTGGAGCCGCTCAGCGGCGGCATCTCTGATGGCCTGCTTCTGGGCACGACCATCCCTAGTATTCGCCAACTGTTTCACAGATCTATCCCTCCGCTTCTTCGACACCTTTTGATTTTTCCGCGCCCCATACTCACGGACATACATCGAGCAGAGATCTTCATACTCTGCGCCTCCTCGGTAGCCCTCCAAATGTCCAACACCATCTAGTCCTTTGCAGGCGAGGAGAACAACCGGAAAGCCTGCCCCGTGCAACATTGTGGAGTCTCGCCACACGACACCAAGCCGTATCCGCATGTGCGGTTCAGTGGGGTGGCCCGTTATGATCGCTGAGAAGACATCACTCCTCCGGACCAACCATAAAGAATCGATGACTTGGCGCATGTCATCAACATTGACTCGGCCGCATGGTTTGGCCGGGACCAGTAAACGTTGGATCGTACGAGGAGTCTCGTGATCAAATTCACCAACCCAGATCTTCATTGAGCCTACATCTGCATACAACAATGCATTGCATGATGTTGCCTCCAACTCATCCAATAGGGCCCGGTAAAAGCAAAATGAGTTACTGGCGCCCTTGTTGGATGCTCCGAAAAGCATTGATGGCGACAACAGTACGGGTTCAAATGACGCCCAATGGTGGTAATAAGCAGGTGTCAAATGGTATCGGTTCTCCCCCGCATTCGCGACCTTGAAATCGAAGCAGGCTTTCTCAAGCCCTGCCCTGTCGAA